AATGTCTTGCTACTGCTCTTTTATTTAAAAAGTATTGATAACAAAAATCTGCTAACTCTGTTGATATAGCGTTTTTAATAACTTGGTATTTATTTTTTTTAAAGCTCATCTGAATGGATATCCTAAATTCCAACACACTAAGGAGTGTCGTATTCCCTTGGTTACTGGTTTGACTCTATGCCAAACAAAAGATGGAAAGATAATAACGCTACCTTTCTTTCTAATTTCTTCGCATACTCTTGGCTGTGAGCCTACGTCTGAGTTTCTAAAATCAAACTCTAAATCTCCGCCTTCATATTCATCAGGATGAGTTAAAGATACAGTCATGCTAAGTTTTCTTTGTTTACCATGTGAGTTTGGATTTTTAGGATGGTTGTAAGGTTCTGAATAAGAGTCGCAATGCCAATCATAATATTGACCGACTTTATATTCAGTAAATTGGCAGGCTTCTGACCAATCCCATTCAAAATTCCACTCAGCGTTACGGTTTGCTTGATGAATGTAAGGTTGTATTTCTTTATAAATCCATCTATCTGACATCCATACAACATCAGACTTGCGTTTTTTTTGAATGTTTTTAAGTTCTAGCTTGGTTAAGTTTTTTATATCGCTATCACCTGTAACAGCAATTTCTTTTTCTTGTTCCTGACCATAACGAACTATGTCATCACATATTCTTTCGGGTATAACTGATTGAAAGTACCAATAATAATATTTTAGATTCATCTTCTCTCTCTGAAGAGATAAGTATAAGCTAGATGTTATTTAAAAGAAAGGTTGGTTAGTTTGTCCAACTACCAGCTTTGACTTCTCTAAAGACTTGTCTTAAATCCCAACAGCTTGAAGTTCCTGCCAAATAACTAACTGCTGCCTCTTTAATGATAACTATTCCTGAACCGCCTGCTGCTCCATTTCCTCGAATACCACCTGATGCAAAACCGCCGCCACCAGCACCACCGCCAGTATTAGCTGTACCTGCTACACCTGTTCCTGTGCTAGGCGCTGCTCCATCGCCTCCACCGCCTTTAAAAGGAGTTGTTCCTGTGCCTCCGCCCTGTCCATTGAGTTTACCAGCAGTTCCGCCTCCGCCACCTCCGCCAGCGTAATAAACTGGTATTCCTGTAATTGAAGAGGTTTGTGCAAGACCACCATGACCATCCCCATTAGCAAGATTAGTGCCTGTTACACCAGCACCGCCTGCTCCACCGCCTCCCCCAGAGCCAGCATCGCCTGGTGCACTATGACCACCACCAGCATTTCCTTGAGGTGGTGAAGTTGGGGGAGTGTTTCCAGCGCCTCCGCTAGTTGTTGCTGGATCACCAGTTCCACCTCCGCCTCCGCCTGAGCCACCACTTCCTCCGTTAACATTCAATCCAGCACCATAGCCACCACCTGCTGAAGTAATCGAAGAAAATGATGAAGAGCTTCCAGCACCACCTGGAGAGTTAACTCCTGGCGCACCTGTCGCTCCTCCACCACCAACTGTTACAGGGTATGGAGAATTACCTGAGACTGAAAAACCTGTAGCTGTTCTATAACCACCTGCACCACCACCACCAGCACCTGATCCACCACCACCTGCAACAACTAAGTATTCAACTTGAGTTGTTCTTGGTTGAGTGGTTAAAGTACCAGTAGAATTAAAAGTAGTAATTTGCTCTGCTTGAGTTGCTGTTGATGTTTTTTGTACTGTTCCGACTAATCTAGGCATTTGTCCAATTTCCTTCTTGCACATTGTCATAAATGGAGTTCATGTCCCATACTCCTGATGCTGATTTAAAAACTTGAGGTTCTTTGATTATAACCACACCTGAACCACCTGCTCCAGCTGGTCCTGGATTAGGAGCGCCTGCTGCGCCGCCGCCGCCGCCGCCAGTATTGACTGTACCTGCATCTGCTTGTATAAATGGAGCGCTACTTGCTGATGATGGTGAATCACCGCCATCTGCTCCTCGACCTCCGCCGCCATATCCTCCAGCGCCGCCCCAATTATCACCGTATCCTGCGCCTCCACCGCCGCCAGCATAGTAAACTGTTGAGCCTGTAATGCTTGAAGATGAACCAATACCACCTGGACCACCAATTGTAAATCCAAGTTCATTAACTCCTATACCACCATTTTGAATACCAAAACTAGAATTAATACCAGCTTCACCTGCGCCTCCACCGCCAGCCCCACTGTTTCTATTTGCTGCGGGAGAGGATGGCATATCTCCACTACCGCCAGGGTTTCCTTGTCCTGCTGCCGCTGTACCGCCTGCTGCTGGGTATGGTGCTACATCATCCATACAAGGGCCTGAACCTCCGCCTGAGCCACCTGGCCCTCCTGGAGATGCATCTTTATAGAAACTAGGTCCTGAACTCGAACCATAGCCGCCCCCTTCTGAAGTAATTGGTGTAGGAATACCTAAAATTGAATCTGTGCCTTTAGTTCCAGGATCAACTCCTGTTGTGGCACCTGCGCCCCCACCGCCTATTGTAATTGGATATCCAGTATTACCTGAAACTGGGCTATTTGTAGCTGTTCTATAACCACCTGCTCCTCCACCGCCGCCATATCGTATTGCTCCACCGCCGCCGCCTGCTACAACTAAATATTCGATTTGAGTTGTTAGAGGTTGAGTGGTTAAAGTACCAGTAGAATTAAAAGTAGTAATTTGCTCTGCTTGGAATTTAATTGCGCTATCACCACCTACTAGTCCGCCATTATAATTAGCCATGGTTAGACCTCATTCCATTGCAGATTAGTAGCATCCCATTCGTAATTGGTTGTAACTATTGGATCACCAGTATAGGTTGCTCCTAGCCATTTTTGATTATCTTCATCCCAATTGATTAAAACTGTTTCTGAATCTATTTCTGTAATTGTTGGGTAAGTAACTGGTGCTTGCCAATCGTCATTAGAATCTAAAGACCAAGAGGGAAAGGGTTGTAGCACGATAAATTTATTTTTACCTGCATCGTAAGTATACCCAATACCTGCGTATTGTTTTCTAAAATTATTATTATAAGAAGTTTGTTTCCAAGCAATACCACCTGTTGAGTGTGGAACTATAGATGCTACAAATGTTTCTGCCTCAGAGGATAATTCTCCTCCATTAGCTTCTACATCATCGTTGGATATTACTATTACTCGTAATACTTCGTTGCTTGAATTAAGTTCTGCAAAATGAGCCATATTTGTACTCCTTAAGCGTCATCTAGTTCTTCGTAGTTAATGGTGTAAGTTAAATCGCCATTAGCACTTGCACCACCCTCTAAGATATCTCCTTCTTCAAGATAAATGCCTGAGTTCTTATCAATAAGAACCAAAGTAGCATCTGCTGGAACAGAGATAGTTGAAGCAAATAAAACTACTGAACCACCGCTTTTAATAATTCCCATTGTTACATCAGCGGCGTTAGTACCGTCAATGTTTGCAACAATAATACTATTAATTTTAATTAACTTATCACTTGCACAAGTCAATAAATCTTCTGTAAGAGTAGTTGTTAAAGCTCCATTTATACTGTTAGCGTATATAGAAGTTACGTTTACTAAATTTGGATTTGCCATAATATTTTCCTAATTTTATCCGAAAACCAAAGCCATTGCTATAGCTTTTCCTGTTGTTGCTACACCTGAATTATCTATACTAAGTGAAGATGCAACATTTAAATCTGTTAAAGCATTTGCGACATTCGCTCCTGCTCCTCCTCCGTCAGAATAAACAACTGCAACAGCACCGTTGGTGATTGTTACGCTTGTACCTGAACCTTGTTTAACTGTAATGGATTGGCCGCCTGTCGTAGCGTTTTCAATAATCCATATTTTAGAAACATCATTTGGAGCTAAAGTTAAATTTCTAGTAGCTGTTAAAGACACTCCTGAAGTAACTTTAAAATATAAACTACGAGCAGGATCGGTTACTCCGTCTGCTATGGTTGTTGTAGCATCTGCATCAGAACTAAAAGATGCCTCAGTCCCATAACTAAAGGCTTCTGCTATAAGTTCTAAATTAGTATTGGTACTTGTTCCCCAAGTTCCTGACTCATCACCTGTAGTGATTTCCTTGAGCCTTAAATCATTTACATAAGTTGCCATCTTTTACCTCTAAAAAATTATCATACCATCTTTTTTTTGGTTATTGTATATTAAATTATGCGGCCACATCTGTCCAATTTGGTGTTTGAGACTCGTCAATATCTTGCCATTTAAATACATGTCCTAGTTCTGAAGTTGCTACTAAGGTTGTTAAGGTTACGACAGCCTCTGCATCTACAGTTGGTGGGTTAAACAAACCTGTTATACTGAATGATTGTACTTGGAGTTTATTATTGCTTTTGGTTGTTACTGTTCCTAGGTTAGAGGTTATAGCAAAACCTGTTAACGTAATAACAGCTTCTCCACTAGCAACAACGGACACGTCTCCTACACTAGATGTAAGACCTGGTAAACCTGCTACTGCTGACCCTTGAGCAGCAACAGTTCCAAGAGCAGAAGTGCCTTCTAGCCCTGTAGGGAATATGTTTGCTGTACCTGTAACTACTAAGGGTTCAGGTACTGCTTCATCAATAATAGAAGTTGAGCCATTTGTTCCATCTAAATGTAAAAGAGATAAAGTGTTGCCATCTAAACTAAACTCAGAAGTTGCTGGAGTGTATGCTGCTCCTCCATATCTATCTATATCAGATAATCTAATTTCATCAATATAGCCTGACCAATTATTTGTATTATTAAAATCAGAACCGATATGTATATCAGAAGCGGTTGGAGATGCTCCTAGTAAAATACTTCCTTCGTTATTACCGTCAACAAAAACTGTATAAGTATTAGTAAAAGGATCACCTCTTGTTACAGCCAAGCTAACCCAAGTGTTAGCAGAAAATACATTATTAACAGTAAGTAAAGTTACTGTTCCTCTGCCGACTAAAAGAGTGGTTCCTGATTGCCTAAAATATATAGAAGGATTAGATGTTGAATCTCTTGTATCTAAAAGTACCTCATCTTGAGTTGCATTTGCAGGTCTTGCCCAAAACTCAACAGTAAAAGCAGTTGATTGAAAGTCGTAGGTATTATTAGAGATTACATTATCGTTTACACCATCTAATAATAAACTTGCCCCACCAAACTTCGATTGAGCAGTAGAAATAGCTGCTCCGTTATTAGCTGTCCATTCATTTGCTGATGGCGATCCCAGCGCTGATGTTATAGGGAATCCAGTTACATTAATATCAACTGTTGTAAATGCTATAGTTGTTCCTAAGGCAGAAGTCATTCCAAAACCAGCAACTGTTACAGTTCTAGTTTGAGATACTGGCAATCCAAATGGACCAGAACCCCAAGTAGATCTACCCCACCCATTACCTATAGTATCAACAGAGGGAGTTCCTACAGATGAAACTAAGGTTGGAAGAGTTACATTTGCTTCAGCATCAAAATCTACGGAGCCTACTTGCCCTGTTGCAGACTCGCCTGTAATAGTTATGCTAAATATAATCCTAGCATCTACAGATCCAAGCTCACCAGTAGATGAGCCAAGAGAAACAGATAGGTTATTGTTGGTTTGATTGGATGCTGTACCTAAAGATGATGTAGCATCTAACCCAGTAAGTATAACAGGTGAGGCTTCTCCCCAAGCATCTGCACCCCAGGTACTTCTGCCCCAACCAGTTATATTAGCCATTTAAGGCTAGGCGATTCTTATAATCGCTGTAGAAGCTGCTGCTGCTGGGAATACAATAGTAAAGTCTCCAGCGGTAGATGTTTTATCGCCACCAAAGTCAATTGTTGCTACTGATTTATTACTGTCAGAGCTGTTGTAAATCATACAACCTCTAGCAGTAATGGTAGCTGTACCAAAAGTTAAATCAGCAAAGTCTGTAAAAGCTGTTGTTCCATCGCTTGTTGGAGTTACGCTTGTTAAATCAGCGCCACCAGACGTATAGTTAGTACCAGAGGCTTGACCTGTAGTAGTAAAAGAAGTAGTGGTTGCTCCCAAAGTAGCTGATGAAGTATATAAAGCTAGCTTAAAAGTATCACCAGCAGTACCTGCTGTAAAATTGTGATTGCCTTTTAATAGCTCAGTTTTAAAGCTAGTTGTAAGTGTTGATGTAATTGCCATAATTATAGTTTCCTAATTAAATCAGAAGCTTGAGTTAAACCTTCTTTATCTAATTTATTATTTATTGTAATCCTATCAGATTTTATAGCATTTTGCATATATTCTTCAATAAGTTTTTCTATATTATCTTTAAAGGTTTTGACTTGATTTTTTATTTCTTGGGGAGTGTCATCACCTGTTTGTATCATTTTTTCTACGCACAGCTTTGCCCAAAAACTAGGCGGATGTCCACCTTCATTTGTTGTATGTACTTCAATTATTCCTAACTCAGGTCCAGCGTTATAACTCATTACCATTTTTTTGGCTCTCCTACTTTATTTTTTTTAAGGTGACTGTCGTTCCTGTCTATTAAAACAGGAGCTTGTTCTTGTTTAAATTGTTGTAGCTGACTTCTTTTTTTAGCAATTAAAACTCCTTTCTCATCTGTAATAACAACCAAAGGATCATCTAAACGATGATAGCCATAAAGCTTTTCATCAGCTGGAACTGCTGTATCAAGAAGATAGCTAGTAGCAGCAACCTCAACTTGAATGCCATTAAACATAGCTTTGCTCAACCAAAACTCTACAGAAGCTCTGCCTGCTTCAGCAAAATGCAAATTACCTTTATAACTAAAATCAATTCCAAACATTTTAATTTTGCCTACCTTGTTCCATACAGCAAAAGCTACTGCATAAGCAACAGTATTGTTTAGATAGTGAGATCCGCATCCAGCTAAGACTTCATCAATAGGATATTCAACTAGGCCAGGACAACGATCATCTAATTCACATGTATAAATTGGACCTTGATGCTCAGTAAGAAGCTTAGCCATACTATCAGTTTGACCACCTGCATCATCAGTATCTAGAAATCTAGATGCTGGATCCATCATAAAGACTCTATCATGGTAAATAACAGATGCCACTGCATTGATAGCCCAAACCTCATCAAAGTGTGAGCCATGTGATTTTGCTAAATTATAGTCAAACCAACTT